TTACTATTACCACTACCTACTTCGGCTTGTGTTTGAGTTACGGTTGCTCCTGTAGTTCTTAGGTACGGATGATTAGGGTTTGTTGAAGAACTAGAAACGGTAAAGCTAAACATGAATCCTGTTACCTTGAAGCCTTTAGAACTTTGCCCTACGTATTTTTCAATCCCGTAAATATTACTAGGAGTAGCATCAATTTTCACTACCGCCATTACACGGTAAATATGGTGTTTAGAACTTACTCTTCTTACGTATGGAGTAATATCAGCTATTCTACCATCCCCAATAATACAAAAATCACCACTTGTAATATCTGTTCCTATAACGGGTTCAGAATTATCGTCCATTTGAATAAAGAACGAAACAGAAACAAATTCGTCGGGGTCATTAGGAGCATAATCATGGAATATATTCCTCTGTAATGAATTATCTCCAAAAGTTACACAGTTAGTAAAGAAATCAATATCCCAATCATTGCTTTCAAATACAATATTAGAATCGCTTAACTGTGTTGCCGTTGGCTCTGAATTTAAACAAAAATTCGTTGTAGATGCTGAAGCAAAATAAGTAGGCTGACTAAATCTTTCCTCAAGATAAGTTATAACAGGCGTATCAATAGGAACATCTTCTATTTGTCCATCTAGAGTAATACGTGAACTAGCACTTGTTCTTGTAAATGTAGTAATATCTTTGCTCCCATCAGCTGGTACTGCACAATAAAGCTTACCTAGTTTATATGCACCCGCAATAAAAGCAGAAGATTCTCTGCCATCGAGGTTGTCTATTTGTCGAGCAACAAAACCTTTACTCTCAATAATACCACCATCAGCAATAACTCTATCAAAAAATGCTTGTGCCTTTACACTATAAGCCATATCGTTTTCTAAGGAATAATTACGTCATCGTCTAGTTGTCTATCCGCCCAACCGTAATATTTGTTTACTTGTTTTGTCTTTGCCTCTTCAACAGAAAATGCCACTTCTGAAATTAAGTTGCCATCACTATCAAAGGTTTTTTTAGGCTTCAAGTTAAAAGAATAATCTGCAACAGTATATCCTTTTAAGATTTTACCTTTTTCATCTACAAAGTCATGCTTAGAACCATCAACGTTCCAAGCACCTATCATAGTGTATTCTTTGTGGATTTTCGATATTTCAACCTCCAAAGCAAGATACTCATCGTTGCCACCTACAATTAACGAATAGTTGTTATCTTCCATTTCAGAAATAACAGTATATTCAAAATCGAAGTTGGGTTTTAAAGTTTCTAAATCCCCAATGAAATGAATTAATACATTAAGCATAGTTAGACTATGTTAAAGTTAAAATCCCATTCGCATTGAAAATCAAGTTAAAGTTACCCGCAGTTGAAACCTTATCAGAAACGAAATCTAAATAAGCTACTAATTCATCAGCAGTTGCCGCTCCACCTCTTGATTTGTAAATTACAGCTCCACGTGCAGTTATTGTACTTGTAGCCCAAGTTACATCGTCAGCATCAAATTTACCTAAATCATTTGTGTTGTCAGCCGTTACTGCTTTTGTTGCTAAAGAAACACCTCCCGCAGTATAACCCGTTCCAACAACTTCATTTGTAATATCAGAAGCTTTTGTGTGTGCGTCAATGTCTGGTACGTATGAACTTGTTACCAACATTACTTTAATGTCATCTGTATCTAAATCGATACTTCCGTTTTGAATATCTCTTTTAAAAGAGTTGTAAATTACATTTGCCATTTTTACTAATTTTAATTGTTATTATTATCGTTGTTATTATTATTATCGTTTTGTGCTTGTTCCGCTTGTTGTTCTTGCGCTTCCATCTGTTGGGCTTGTAATGTTTTCTCTAATTTAATAGATTTATCAAAACCGCACAAGTCTAAAGCAACATCATCGGGTAAACCCGCATCCCTCAAAGACTTCAAAGCTAAACCTCTTTTTGCTACACCATCATACCTTTCGATTAATACGAATTGCATTATTGGTAAATGTTCGTAGTCTCCTTTAATTTTTAAATTTTCTTCTGTTATCAACTTCTGGAATACTGCCGCAGTAGCATCAAGAGTAGATTGCATCTCGTTTTGAATATACGAAACCATTGACTCTTTGAAGTTGTTGTATGTTGTTTTTTTAGCTTCTAAGGAAAGTATGTCTTTTGGAATATGAAGTGCGGTGTAAATTAAATTACCATCTACTTTGACACTTTCATCAAGTCCAAGGTCACGAAGTGCTATGTGTAGCGACTGCCAATTTAACCCCGCTTTAGTTATAATTCCTCTTTTCCTTGTGTTTCCTAAACCGTAGTTGTTTTGGTAAAGTGATTCTATTTTCTCTTTTTCATCTACTCCTAAAGGAAAACCCTTGTCTGTTCCTGTTATTAATTCTTTACCATTGGTTTTTAGAATAATATTTTTAGCAAGTAAACTATCTTTTGTGTTTATTAATGTTTGCCTTAAACCATCTATCCTACTACCATTGTTAAAGAAGTGGTCTGTTCCTAAACAGTTAGGCGTATCGTACAAGTAAAGTAAATCACCTATTTTAATCGAAAGGTTCTCACCGTGTTCGTCGTAAATGATTTTAACTTTGTTTATTGCATCTGAACTAGCACGATACATTTTTGTTTTAAAACCCTCTGGATATTTAATTAAATCGGGGTTAAGTAGGTAAAATGTATTCGGTCGGTCTAATCCTAATGTTTTTTTAGTATATATTACCGCCTGTCCTTGTGCTATCTGTCCAAATTGAAGACTCTCAAAAAAATCGTTTTGTGTTTGGTAATGGTTTGGTTGATTAATTAAATCTAGTAACCAATGCTTTTTTACCTTTTCTCCTGTATTTTTATCAATTATATAAAAATTTGCTTGGGAAAATAATTTTGAAACGAAAAGTAATGCGGGTGTAAGTATCGGGTGATTTTGAGCAATCTCAATGTTAGAAAAGTTCTCTAACGTCCAATTTGTTGAACTGTTAATATCGTAAAAAGAATCCCCGCTCTTGTTTCTGTTGAAAAATGGGAATAAAGTATTTGGAAAGCTTAAACGCATTTTAATGTATTTTATCCAAACTTACAATAAAAAACACTATTTTATTTAAAAAATCCTCTAAAAAAGAATTTTACTTCTAAATTAAAGGATTTAAAAACAGAAAACTAGTCGGAAAAACTAGACTTTTATACCTAAAAATGTTACTAAATAGGTTAAAATGTATCGCAAAGCATCCATTAAATGGTCATCCGTTTTTAATGGAACATCAGTGCTTTTGCCGTATCTGTCAATTTGCCAAGAATAATTATCGTATTCAAAACTCAAATTCTCAGAAGCGACATAATAAATTGTAAATCCTTGAATTAATGTTATCCCAACTTCAACACTCCCTCCGCCTTTAGTTGCTCCTAAAGCCATATATCCCTCGTTCAATAAAAGGTCTATATAAGATTGCCTAGCTGAATCGCACACAATATACGACTTATCTTTTTTAATTTCGGGAACTTTTAACTTTAAAATTGTTGGTAATGAATCGGCTAGTTCTTGAAGTGGTGTGTATAACCGTTCTCTTATGAAAAAAGCACCATCTCCGTTGTACTTAACTTCAACACACGCAGTAGGGTTACTTGCGCCAAAATCTAATCCAAAATAGGATTCATAAGGCTGGTCTTCAAATTCATCTTCGCTAATTTCATGCCATCCCTTGTAAATCTTATTTGGTTTTTCTGCTCCTATTCCAAGTCCGTAAACTCGCCACATGTATTCATCAGCAGTTCCCTTTTTTACGTTTTTTTCATTTGGTGGTGGTGTGTTTTGTGCTGTTATCGGGCTTCCGTTATAAAATAAATTTGCACCATCAATTTCATAGCTATTCGCCTCCCAGGGTTCGTAAGATAATAATTGTTTTATAATGTTAGGAGGGCAATATGCGTTCTGTAAAAATGTGGAATGAATGAAAATAGTTTCCTCGTCGAATCTGTAAGTTTCTAGCCAAAATGTTTTACTAGGGTTATAATCACAAAACACTCTGTCTGCTGTTCTTTGCGTTATTTGCAAGTAAACCTCTTTAGAAAATTCTGTTACCTCGTTGAAAAATGAAATATCTTGTGTTCCCCCAAGAACCTTACCAACACTATCCGCGCCCTCAAATACAATCTTACTTTTCGTAGGCACATAAGTAAATGAACCCGCTTGTTTGTTTTCTTTTATATCCTTAAAAATCTTGTAATCGAACATTATTATTTTTTGGAAATCCTCCATTACACTTGTTCGACATACATTCTTCATATTCCTCCAGACTGTAATTTTTATGTTCTTCCGGTTTACCATCTCCAACAAAAGTAATTGAAGTATTGAGTAACTTTTTGAACTTCTAGAGCCTCCCATTGAAACTATTTGCCTATATTTATAGATTGGTGGAACCTCAACGTGCTTGTTTTTATCAATTAAGTCTTGATTTTTTACTGCCTTAAATCCTTCGTAGGTTGCTTCAAATGTTTCTGTTACGTCTATGTTCATTAAAAATTGTATTTTACTCCTATTACAAAAGATTTTATGCTAATATCCTTTGACTTAATCATAGAAACTCCGTTAAAAGTCATTTGTTTATTTACAAATCCAAACTTGGCTATTTCAAGACGTTTAAAATATTTGTAAATGCTCGGATGAACTAAAATACACTCTGCTTCTACACCCTCTTGTTTATTTACCTTGCTAATCGCTTTGCTTAAAACTTTATCTACAGTCATATTATTTTAAAAATTAAGTGCTTGAAATCCTCTAATGTTCGGACTATGAAATACTCAAATCCTTGGTTTTCAACTGTTTTTTGCCAATTTAATTGATTTTTGCTCTGTTTTGCACCCTTAAAATCTCTTTTTAGCTCAATTAGGAAGCAATTTCCATCAAAAAGGAAGATTAGATCGCTAACTCCAGGCACTAATCCTGTCTGCTTAAACTTTATAACCTCCCTTGGGTCTCTAGTTCCACCATTGGGAACTGAAAATAAAAGCCCTCTGAATTTTGGGAAAGTATTCCAAAACCAGAAGTAACACTTTTGTTGAAGAGCGTCCTCCGATTGACCAACAACATCGTTATGAATGTCTTTTATCATTCTTTAAACATTTTATCTATTTGGTATTGTTGATTTATTGTCTCTGCTAAATCTTGAATATGCTCAAGACCAAAGCCTACTTTATGTCTTTCCCTGTCTTTTCGGCTATCAAAAAGTTCCGTGCTAAGAACAGAAAGTTCTCTTACCGTAGTGCATTCATCTGCATCTACTAATATTTGTGTTAGTGTTCTCATTTCTCGTTTTGTTGGTTAAAATCTTTTAATATTTGGTCGTGCATTCCGTTTAATCCGTAAACATTGTAGTAGTTAATTAATACTTCTCTGTTTTCTTCATAGCTATTATTTGACATTGTTGTTATCTCGGTTGCAACTTCCCGAATGTGAACTCTCAACTTTTTCTTAGGTTGGTTCGAAAATTTTATGTATCTTCTCTTATCTTTTTGATAATCATGTTGAAACTTACCCTCTTGTATTTCTAGTTTCTTGGTTAAGTCTTTTGGTACTCCTTTTTTTGTGAATAGCCACTTGAATAAATTAATTAGTTTTTTCATTTCCTCTGTTTATTTGAATATTAATTGTTGTATCTCCTTTTGTGTTCCTTTCGCCTGTGGTTCTAATTATCTTAGGCTTAACAAATTCCAATGCTTTAAGGTAAACCCTAACAAATTCTCTATCTGGAAGTTCTGTTAAAATTCTATTGAACCTTTCAGCGTGTTCATTATCCATCCCTATTTTTAATCCTTTCCAAGTCTTACGCTCTATAGGAACTGTAGGTTTGGCAACATTTTGAATAGTTAAATTTTGCTCTACTTTTAAAACATTCATAGTCTGCATAGAAGCTTGTTCAAAAATATCTACCGCATCTTCTATTTTTTGCTCTATATCTTTATTCTCTTCCATTCTTTGATATTTTGACGTAATTAGTCATAAACTGTACAATAACTTCGGTCATCTCAAAGCCATTATGTTCTACTTCGTTTTTGAATTCCTCCTTTAACTGCGCATCAAATCTGAATGTAGTATGTTTTAATTTTGCCATTTTGATTTTTTTGTATATACTAAGATACTACTTTTTTAGCTTATATAAAAATAACATCTTAACATTCTTCCTCCCACACCACAACCCCGCGCAACCTAACCCCACACCACACCGCCACAAACTAAACTTCAATCCCCTTTTTCCAAGCGCAACCCAAATTTCCCGGTATCTTCAATCCCCACATTTTTGGTGGGTTGTGGATATCCATAAAACCCGCCTTTTTGTGTCATTTTTGGAAGTTTTTGTGTTGTTTTGGTTTTTGTAACAATTATTTTTGCATGTTACACCAATGTTACAACGTAAAACGCTTATTTTGAAGTGGTTAGGCTATTTGTAACAATGTAACAATATTTTCGCCAAATTACACACGTTTACATATATAGTCTATTTTAACACATTTTGAAAAGTAGTTCACTTTTTAACCTAAATTGTTACAAAGTATATAATTTATTAAAAAATTAATATATAGTACTGTAAACTAGCTAGTTACACGTGTAACAATTATGTAACAATTGTGTAACAATTATGTAACAATTTTTCAATGTTACACTTTTTTTGTAAGAATATTAATTCTTTTCAAGGGTTTTTATCCACTAACTAACTGAACTTCAATTTTTTATCTGCAATACCGGTAAAAAAGCCATTTTAACATATTTAACATTAACAGGAAACCGACTACAAAATTTCCCAATATCTTGTTAATTTTTTAGCAACAGCTACCGTTTTTAGATATCCGGGCGTGCGCCCTATTTAACCCTAAAATGCCATAATAAACTAAACTTCAATTTTTAAACGGCTTCTTCCAGATATCCGTGAGCCAAACCCAGTAAACCCAACCTCTCCCAAGTATATACCAAAAAAAACTAAAAAATTCGTGTGTGGAGTAGTACAAGCAATACCCTCCCCCCCTGTTTTTTTTTAAACGTTGTTATTTGTACGTACTATATTACAAATTGCAAGTTAAATGTTAAAGTTTACGCCTAAACCCGTAAAAACATGTAAGAATAACCGAAATACGGGTAATTTTTCGTAAATTTGAGTATTGAAATACTGAAGTTAATACCACTTAAAAAGTGAAGCGCGTAACGCGGTGTTACGGTGAAGTTATTTGACATATTAAATTGAAGTTTAAACCTAGGTTATAGCGGTGCCAAATTTAGGTTAAACAAAAAAACAACTTTTAACAAATTAAAATTAAAATTATGAAAACTTTAAAAACAGTTAAAACAGAAACTACAAACGTTGAAACAAAAAATACATTTGTAGAATTAACACCGGTACAAATAGCGGAATTAACACCCGTTAAAATGTCTGAATATTTTGCAACGTTACAAGCGCAAATAGACGCAACGGTAGCCGAAAACAAAAAATACGGACGCGGAAGTTACCAACGACATTTAAACAAATTTGACTTTGTATTACTTCAAATTCTAAATGCCGGTATTAATGGAATAACCGTTAGTGAACTAATTAAAAGTGGTAAAGGGTTTATAGACGCAAAGGGTAAAATAAGCGCCGTTAACGTTAAAACTATACACAAAGACTTTAACACTAAAAATACGGTATTTCAGCGCGGTATGTTGTACTTGAATAACCCACAACAATTTGACGAAACGTCGAAACGTCCAA